ACAAAGTTTACATATCCCGCATCTTCGCGTGACTTGTACTCTGTGCGTTCGATGGCAAGCAATGGAACTGTCTCGCCAACCTTATCGGCATACCAGCGCATACCATCACCCTTGCTTGTTATCAGAAGTGCTTTCATATTTTGCCGTCATTATATGAGATCACAGAATCCCATCTGAATGATCGCCAAGCATCTAGATCAGTCTCATATAGTGACCGTACTTCTTCATTGACAATTCGATTAGAACTATCACCACTAGGAAGTTTATCAGCTGGAATTAAATCGCGATTCAACGTTCCTGTTAGTGTTCTTTCAGTACCATCTTTTTTTGTGAAAGTTACCTGGCAAAGACCAGAGTTTAGAGAGTGTTCAATTTCTTTTTTCATTTCAAAGTTGTCCATTTAACCTTCCAAAAGTACCTGACCCAGTGCGAGTCTCAGTTGTGTTTCATTTAATCCAAGCAGACGCAGTTTTCTTTCGGCAACTGCTTTGTCAAATTCATGATTTTTATATTGTTCAACGATCTGATTTGCTTGTAGACTATTTTCTAAGTTTGACATAAACGCCCCTATCTTTATCCCGTAATAATTTCATAGAACTCTTTCCAGTTACGTACACGAACGGCAGATCCTGTGTAACCTCGATTGTGATCATGACTCATAAGGACGCTATTCAGTCCCATCTTCAGGCCGGCATCCGCATTCTCTGGTTTATCCTCTAACCACCAGCAGCCAGAATCTTTATATTGTGCGAGTGCTTCATCTTTATCGGCACCGCAATCGAGAATGACATACTTCTCAAATGCAGTTGAACCGAACATCTCGCAAAGATTCTTGACCCGTAGGTGTTGGGCATATTCAACATCGGTCTGTGAGGTAATGACATGAAATACGAAACCATGTTCTTCATGTAACTTGCGAACATATTTGATGGCATCTAAGTGTGGTGGAAGTTTACGTATCCATGCACTCTCATTGAACATTCGAGTCAGGCGCCGCTTTTCAGTCATATCAAGATCGTATCGTTCTCGGACTGAATAGGTTGACTCACGGTGAACTAGGTATCCGTGCTTTTTCATCCACTGATCAAATGAATATAACCAGTCGAGTAGTACACCATCACAATCGGTCAAAATCAATTTATTTTTTATCATACTACAATACAATGCCAGATGTAACTTTCTGCCAGGCCGATTCAACTTCAGCTGAAGTGTTGAGTGTGAAAGCAACAAGGGTTTTGTTAAAAGAAACTTCACCACTCACAGGAGCTGTCGCGCAAATTGACGGAGCAAATCCCATACCTTCTTGCGTTTGAATGAGTGCGCGAGGATTGTCTAGAACGATTGTTAAATCATCTTGTGATTTAAACCTTCCGACAAACTCACCAACTGTAGTCACGATACTTACAACATTATTTACTTTCATAAAAATTATTTCTCCAAGTCTTTTCGATTTATAACGGCTTTAGCAATACTTTCAATTTGATCATCATTTAGATTTTCGAGTGTAGCTTCTATGCCTCTAATATATCCTTCAGGATAACCACGTTGTCTTCCTTTGTATGTACCAGAGTAGTACGATATCGCAATGATTGTCGTAGCAATCAGAGTATGCCACAATGGATCCATGTATTTCTCCTATCTATTGTTACATTATAGTTTATACAGAAGGTAATGTCAACGCTTTTTCCCAATATTGTATTTTGTGATCAAATCCCATTCCTGTTTCTCTTTATGCGCGATAATTTTAATATGATTTAATTTTGCTACAGGTTCCAGAATATCGCTAGGGTTGACAACCTCAATCAGTCCCCAATCAGCAAGAAGTTGTATAATTGTGTTCCTTCTTCCCTTATCATCATCAGAAAAATTAGTTGCTTTGCCGTCAAGTGCAAAAAGTTCTTTGAAGTGTGTGATGTAATACTTACCACGCTTGTGCAGTATATGACAAGATTGATAAAGTCTTTTTTCTTTTGGGGAAGCAATGCCTATGCGAGTAAGAGTTTCTCTTACTTTTAAGAAATCGTCTTCGTTTTTCAGTATCACCTCAACTAGTGTATCCACTACGCTTTTCATGTGCCACCCTTTTCTAGTTTATTTTTTATTATTTTTATTTGAAACTCAGAAAGAACACTCAGGGCCTGTAGTGTTTTATGATTATTATATTCATAATACTCTTTAACAGCCTCAAAGTCGGCATCTTCCGTGGGTTTGAACCACTTGGAAAACCTTTTCTTTTTTCTTATACCGTGGAATAAAAACTCATACTGAAGTTTATTATCCAATTCATGATAGTGATTCATTTCGTTCGCATGAATAACAGTATCATAAAAATATGATAAACCGCGATTTACCATAAATGCATTGTAGTCTTTTTCAGCGAGTTCATCGTTCTCGGTATCTCGCATTATGTTTTCTTTTGTTACATTGATGCTATTCAGAAATATGAATGGATTGCTCACGGTTAACTCTCTCCTCAATCACGGTGAGTAATGTTTCACACTCAACGCATATCATAATCTCACCATCGGCCACAACTATTTTAGCAGGGGCAGTGCCGAGCTCGTTTTCGTTACACACCTTACAAACTTTCTTTTTCTTCCACATAATGTTATTTATGTGAACTGTATGTTCGCCATAATCTCTACGAGACAGGCGGTGAGATTTATTTCTTGATCAGCAACATGAGCAGCTTTAAATTGATACTCAGCAAGAATCAGTACCAGTTGTGGTACACTGTTGCTCGAAACAAAACTGCTTGACTTGTCATATATCTTTCGAAAGATATCAGCAGAATCGGTATCAGAGTTTTCAGCAACCCATTTACGGACTTCAGTGAAGTTTTTATCTTTCAAAGACTTCACTAGTTTCGATAGACTAATCTCTCGCACGTTCGAAAGAATACCAGTATCGATCGCGCCTGATACACTATATCGTTGCAACTCGTTCAATATTCTTCGGTTGTCTGGAAAGTATTTCTTCACAACTTCAACAACAGCTGCTTTGTCAAACTTAATATTTTCTTTCTTCAAAATCATACAGGCACGTTTGAACATTTGTGCTGCGAGGTCTAACCTATCTTTTTTGTCTAACTTAAAATCTATCACAGAACATCGAGAGTGTAGTGGTTCGATGATGCGATTCTTGAAGTTGCAAGTGAGGATAAATCCACAGTTCTTAGCATACTCTTCCATAAAGTTACGTAGAGCAGGTTGTGTTGAGTTTGCGTTTAAATAGTCGGCCTCATCTAGTATGACGTACTTGCGGCCGCCCTGTAAAGAAACTGATGATGCGAATTGTTGTATGTAATTACGAAGAGTGTCGATGTTACCGTTCATCGATCCGTTGATCGTGATATAGTCACATTCAAGTTCTTCGAGCATTGCTTTTGCGATGGTAGTTTTACCAACACCAGCAGATCCAGATAAAATTAAATTAGGTATGTTTTCCTGATTTACAAACTGCTGGAAAGTTTGTTTGAGTTCTTCAGGAAGAATAGTGTCACTTACAGTCTTAGGTCGATAGGACTCAACCCACAAAAAATCATCACGCATAATATACTCATTTCATTCACAAAGATACATAAAGTGGAGCGGCGCCAAGGAATTTAACCTCGCTGATCTCACTGGACGTGAGACTTGTCACAGACTCGCCGCAATAGTAAAAGGGGCATTGCACCCCTAATTTTTTATACGAGGCGTTGAGCAAGTGCCTTGTAACCCGCAGCAACTACTGAGCGAGACGCAGTACCTAGACGATACTTAGAGGTACGGGCGCGGCCGCGTGTGTCGCTACTACCGTTATTCAAATAGATAGGAAAACCTTCTTGTCGAAGAGTGTTAACTATCGCTGTTGGATTTGCAGCACCAAAACGAGATGCAATCTGCTTTACTGATAATGCTTCACCTTTAGTTAGAGCGTTCAATACACGTTGCTTTTGTGACATAATTTTCATAATTACTTCCTTTACTAGTTTCAAAAAAACGAATCATTTCTGATTCTTCTACCATAATAACACATCATTTCTAATATGTCAAGATGTTTAAATGTATTATCGCCCCGTCCCATCGCAATAATACTCAACAGTGCCACTTTCGGGCAAACACTGTTCCCTCTATACTCAATTAAATGATGAGTTACTTTCGATGCTAACCCAATATTCAACATCATCAGACTTAAAGTTTGCGACACTCTTCCAGTCTATGCTAACTTTATAGTTATCACTTAGAAGTTTAAGATTGTCAGTTTTGAAAACTGCGACAAACTCTTTATCAGTTTCTCCTACTATGATGTCATATTTATCCGAAGATGGATTCTTAGTATCCAGTGCGCGAAGAAGTATGTGGCCATCTTCACCAATGATTGCTAGTTCAGGCAAAGAAAGTATGCCAATTGCCTTCATCATTTCTGCTAAGTTTTCTTGTGAGAGATCAAACTCCACATCAAATGCATCAACAGTAATTTCTTTGCTTGGAGGAACGACTATCGTGCTAGGGTCAGCATA